AACTACGTTGCAAGATTTATGTATTGTGTTAGATTCTGTTTGAAGGTAATTATATAGTGTATTTTGATATATACACATATTGAATTTCCTTTTTAGGCAGTCTCTTGAACATTCTATATTTGTTTTGATCGTTTTTGTGGTCCTTTTATTGCAGTAGAACCATTTTATGGCACTTACTGTGCCGAGGAATTTTGGGTTAATAGCCCAATTTAGTGTGTCTTTTTGAACACCCTTCGCATGTAAGATGGTTCGAATCTGATATTCACAACATCGTTGAAGCTAAGCTGAGATCGAGTGAATATTATGCGTAAAATTTTAAATGAAGTATTTTAAGTTTCTTTTTCTTCATTTTACCACCTGCAGGTTATGTGCAGATGAACGTCATTACATCGAGTTCTATTTTGAATTCGCGTGTAAAATGCTATACAGGTTTAGACTTTGGTTATCTGTCGGCGATAACTATTTGGTTTAGGCTCTTAGGTGGAAGGTACAATTTGTAATTCACTTAATGATTTTATTCTAGTCTCTGTGCTGGATTTGCTATGAACGCCCCACTTTGTGATGATTTGGGATCCAATATGCTGATGGATATCGCATTATGATATGCATTAGAGGTTATTTTAATTGAATTAAGTTTGGAAAGTATATGTACATCTATTTGTTTTAAGCTAAATTTCTTTGGTGGGCAGCGCCCTTTGTGATTTAAAGGCGGGTACTTTAAGGGTCATCGCGGTGCTGTCATCGCGTTTACAGGTCCCCTTATTGCACGACGAGAGAATGGAGGAATCCAAAACCGGAAAACCCCTCATGCAGCTTCCATTATTCAAGGAGGCCGTGCTGAATATATTACTAATGTCATGTTTGTGCGCCATGACAGCCGACGACTCAGCGTCGGTACTCGAGCACCAAGTTTTTCAGTCGTTTGTTGAGCGCCGGGTTAACATCAGCGTGTGTGCTCAATCTCAGTTGAGATCTTTTGGTCGTTACCACCCTTGTCAGGTGGCTCCATCGGAATTTCCTCATCCTCTGTCACCATATATTATCTATGTGATTAAGTTTATGTGGGATTCTTCATTCTTCTTCTTTTTCCTTGTATTGTGCTATCTTAACTGTCTCACCGTTAAGTATAGACGTTTCCGGGTTATGCCCCCGCGGTTCGTTCAACCAAATCTGCCTCGTGTTCTATTTTATCTAATTTGTGGCAGTTTTGGGGTTTACTGTGTCCATCATCTTTTTGTGATGTTATACTCTATTGTGTTTCTTGGTTGCTTTTTATTTCTGTTGTTTTTATTGTCTTATTTTGAAAAGTTTTGTTTACCTAATTTGATTTCTTTATCATCTATGATTATTTCGTCAATGTTTGAGATTCCGGTGCTTCTTTTTAGATTTGTTATTGAAGCGAATTATATTTGTTTGAGATGGTCGGTCCAGATATTAGAGTATTGGATAACATCAATTTATGTATCAGGTATTCATTTTTTCCTTAGGAGTATTACTTTAAAATGGGTGGCTGCTAGATTGGTGCCTGTACATTGGCAAGGTGGTAAAGATCGGAAGAAGGGAGAAGGTGGTGATAATTGGTTTGATGAGCATTATGTATACTGGTATAATACGCTTCATACTTACTGTTCTAATGGAACCCGATATTACATAGTGCATTTAAATAGTAGTAATGGGCAATTAGTGAAAGCCGAACCGTCATGTGATCGTAGGCAGGCCATAAACAACGGAATTGAAGCGCGTGTTAAATTGTATCAAGCGCAGACTGGCGGTTTGACTGACAGTATCTCCGTTTTCCTAGATTCAATTTCCAATGACGCCAATCCTTGGTTTGTATTGCAGTTTATTAAAGAGATAATTTGTGTTGTCCTTCTTTTCTATAACTTCTATAAATTGAAAGCCCCTTTCTCTACATATCTGTTGTTAATAATTAAAGACTTTGAAAAGTGGTTTTCGCTCACTGGAAGTGCTTGGCGTCTAATTCTGAGAGTTTTGGCTCAACATGTTAAGCTGGAATCTGAGGATTTTGAATTAATTAAAACCATGACTCCAGATGGTTGGACAGATCGTGATATTCGAGGTTGGCTTGGGTGTAAGGGGGTCAGCGAAGAAAAAGACAAAGATTATACTACTCGTGCCAGTGAAATTCTCGGGGTTGATGAAGCAACATTATATGCTAGTGGCACTTATATTCAAAAACGAGATGAACGAAGGAAGCAAAAGGTTGAGCTTGCGCGCGCTTTTGGCATTCCCGTAGACATTAGTACCAAGCAAAAGAAAGAAGTTAAACCTCCTTTAGGGTATTGTTCCCCTTTTTCCGAGAGTGATAATGAAAGTGAATCCAACCCTTTTGACAAACTTGAAATTTCTCAACAGAAATTAATTTCATCAAAGCTCACTTCTAATGAAATGAGAGCGCAATTAGTGTCGGAAATTCAGCAGTTAATACCGGTTGACGATTTTCTTAGTAATAATAATAATGCTCCTCGTGAAAGGACGCGACCGGTGTATCCAGATGCCCCTATTAGAGTACGTTATGAAGCATTATTTGATGGGATTAGTGGCTCTAATGGAGGGAGAAATTTTTTTGCTGACATAGCTGTCATTGGTGCTTTTATGTGGGCTACTATTACTTTGCCTAGTATGACTTCGTGCTTGGACTTTCCTGCTGTTTACCATAATATTTATGAGCGTTTTTGCATTAATCCTATTACTCAAGCCGGGGAAATTGCACTTTTAGTCATCAAGTCCATAACATATATTTGCACTGAACTAATGGAAGTGTATCGTTCTGGTAGTTGGTCTCGATTGTTTGTTAGTCGTATGGGTCTTCGAGAGCGATATGCTAAAGTGCATCAGTGCGGCGTTAATTTATATTTATATGATACAGAATCTAATCCGGATCTACCAATCCCTACTATTGAAGCTTTTGAGGCAGAAGTTGGTGATCTAGAAACAGATTTGATGACGGAAGTTAGAATGTCGACTGGAGCTCCGAAAGCTGAGTTTGAGAAAATGTTAAATGTCATCCGTACTTATCGGAGGGAGATGATAACCACGGAGCGTCTTAATAAGCCTCGATCTACACCATTTAGCTGTCTTATATGGGGTGATAGTTCTATAGGTAAATCTTCAGCCGTCAATCTTATTTTTACTATGCATGGCGCCATAATTAACGCGCCAACTGATGCTCGATATAAGTATTTGTTGAATCCAGATTGTAAACACTGGGATCAATTTCGTAATTATCAATGGTGTGTAGTGGCGGATGATATAGCACGAGAGACACCTAAAATGTTGGATTCAACCCATAATTCTACTAATTGTTTTCTTGGTTTGGTGAATCCTACTCCTCTACACCCATCCATGTCCAACGTTGATGATAAAGCAATCACCGCAGTAAAAGCCAAACTTGTTATAGGTACTACTAATAATAAGGAATTGAATGCGGCTGTGACACATGCGTGCCCTGTGGCACTATTGCGTCGATTTGAGATATTTATAAATCCTAAACCGCGACCTGAATGTTCCACAAATAACAAAATGGATGCTGGTAAAACCTTAGAATGGATGTCTCAAGAATTTGATTTTCCTGCTCCTGATCATCGGAGAATGCCGGTTCAAGGGGATCAATGGTTGTGGACAGTTGAGCGAGCTATAATTGATGAGCCGGGGCATGGACGTCCTCAAACTAAATTTCATTTTGAGAAATTGAAGGAGAATGTTGAATTTTCGGACTTCCAACTTTTTTACGTGCGTTATGTTGATGCATTTATAGCTAAAGAATTGAGAGTGCGCAAAGCTAATGATGAGTTAAGCAAGACGACGAAATTGTGTCCAGGATGTCGTAGCTTTATATGTCGATGCTTTCAGGCACAGGCCGGAGAGGAACCTCAAGCCTCAAATATAGAAGTTTTACAAAATCGAAGATTTGTTGCAGCGCAATTGCTCAAATTAGACACTAGAGAAATTTTGCCTAGTTTAAGTAATAATAACGATAATGAAGTCTTTAATTATATAATAGACTTTTGTAAATATTATAGAGCTAAGATAAAACTTTCTGCTGAGGAATATAAAGAATATTATAAAGACGGCGGTAAGATCATTAATAGTGCTTGCACCAAAATTCTGATGCCCTCCAAGACATTAATTGATTCGGAGGAAAATCAAGAATCGGATAAGAAAGAAGAAATTAAGGCTACCTTATTTCAACGTTTGAATCAGAAAATGCAAGATAGGCAATTTTGGATGGATTCGATTTTAGATTTTATTACATTCTATTATGAGTGGTTCTTTGAGATAACTTATTTGATGTTTTTCCTTTGTTTCGTAACTTATTTTCCAATCAAAGTGGTTTTCCCTATAATGATTGTTTGTGCGTGGCCTTTATATCGAACTTATAATCATAGGATTAAACCTGAGCTTGTTAAATTTTTTATCTTCAGGTGTCGCAACAACTTGAGTAATCATTGGCTTGCACCTTATATTAAAAGATTAAATGCTGTGATAGAGTTGAATTTTTTAAAGCAAGTTTTGACGGTGTTGGCAATTGCTACTTTAGTTACAGCTTTTATTACTATGATTTGTAATAGATTCGAAGTTAAAACTTTAGTTCATGGTCAGGGATTGACTCAGTCTACTGAGATGCCAAGAGATGAAGAGAAAAAGGAGACCTGGTGGACAAGTTTCATAGGCCCTTCTATTTCTCTATCACAGCAAGTGTCTACTGCACCGTCTGATACTGTTAATGCAGATATCTTTAAAAAGAAAATTAAACGTAATGTGGCTAAAGTTGTCTTAACTTTTGGAGATAGGAACAGAAGAACGCATTGTGTGATAATTGGTAGTAACTTAATTGCTATCAACAGACATACATTATATAAGGATGGTGCATTGGCTTCTACATTTCAAGTATTTAAATGGGTGGAAGGAGTTCAGCCACGTTTTACGCCCTTTTCGATTAATGTTTTGAGTCGTGAGGTAATACACGAGAGAGAAGATAATGATCTCGCTTTCCTATATTGTGCGGATAGTTTAAATGCAGCCGACTTGTCGGAGTATTTTATCGATGCATATATGAGTGGGCCTGTCACTAAATTTAAATATCCAATATTGGATGATAAAGATGTTCATGCACAATATAGTGTTGGTGTCGAGAATAAGGGTTTCCCAACATTCGTCGAATCTGTCGAAAAGATGAATAGGGGATTAGGTCTTGATGATATCACATTTAATAATCATTTTAGGAGGGATCACAAGGAGTTTGTGTTCGAAGGCAATGGTTCCGATCTACAACATAAAGGTGAATTATATTCTTGTGAGCGCCCAGGATATCGAAGTCAATCCGGGGATTGTGGTTCTCCTTATGTGTGTAGCTCTAGTATAGGTAGTTACATTGTGGGCCTTCATATGGCAGGTGGTACGTGGCATCCTACTTGCCTTATCTGCCCAATTTTTAAAAGAGACATTATTGCAGCTAAAGCGATTTTTAAAACCCGTTTTCCTCCTTTATTTTCGGTTCAAGCAGGAGAAATGCACTTGGATGTGGAAGTGTATGGCTCCAAATTGAATCAGCACTCTCTTCAACCTCTACATAAGCATTCCATATTACGAGGCACTGATGTTGCAGTTATAGAACCTTTAGGTACTTTGGATTATAGAACTCCAGCGCTACAAAGTCACGTCTTTGATCATATAACAAGACCTTTTTGGGCAAGACAAGGTATTGTAGTAGACGCAGTTGCGCCAACTTTTAATAGAAAGCCATGGAAATTAGCTTTGGAGGAATTTTCTAAGATGCCTAAAATTGATTGTCAGGCTTTTTTGGTTTGTGCTCAGGATTATCTTGAAACTACATTAAAGAAGTTGGATGAGAGAGCTCCACAATGGCAGAATTATTTGGGAGTGTTAGATGCTACCGAGGTGATACATGGTATAGATGATATGAAATATGTGGATCATTTAAATTTTACAACTAGTGCTGGTTTCCCTTGGTATCAAAAGAAAGATAAATTTATACCGTTATTCGATAATCAAAGAAGCGCACCGGAATGGTTATATGAAAAAATTCGAAAGATGGAGAAACAAGCTAGTATGAATCAAAGAAATTTTCCTGTATTTACTGCTCATCTTAAGGATATGGCTATAACACAGGCTAAGAAAGATGCTAATAAAGTTAGAGTTTTTGTTGGTTCCCCTATGGATTTTACTATTTTGACAAGGATGTATTTGCTCTCCTTCGTACGATTGATGCACACTTTTCGCCTATTATTCGAAGCGGCACCAGCCATTGTCACACAAGGCCCAGATTGGACTGAATTGTATAAATATTTGTTCGATCAACCATATTTGGGTGTAGTAGGTGGAGATTACAAATTTTATGATAAAGCGATGCATCAATTTTTAACTCGTTTAGCTTTCTGGATTGTCATTCAAATATGTATTTATTCGAAGCGTTTTTCAGAAATTGATATTGTGATAATGCGAAGTATAGCTGAGGATATCGTAAATCCCGTTGTGGATTTCAATGGGGACCTAATGAGCTTATTGATTTCAAATCCATCTGGTCACCCACTTACAGTAGTTGTCAATTGTATTGTAAATAGCTTATACATACGTTTTTCATTTCTGAAAAGGTATGGGAATCTCACTGATTTTGCCCGTAAAGTGACATTAGTAACATACGGTGATGATAATTTGATGACTATACGAGATTGTGATTTTAATCATACCCACATCCAAGATGCATTGGGTGAGATGGGTGTTTTGTACACTATGCCTGATAAGACTTCAGTTAGTCGGCCTTATCTTAATATGGATGAAGTAGAGTTTCTTAAAAGGAAATTCGTGCCTAATGCTGAATTATCAGAATTGGCTGGTGAATTAATTGTGCTAGCACCACTCGAGATCACATCCATTCATAAGATGCTCTGTGTCGGTCTTAAAAGTAAAAGCATGTCTGCTGAAGCAGCGGCCTCCGCCTCTTTACGCAGTGCGTGTGATGAACTAATTCTTCATGGACGTGAGATTTATTCACAGTTCAAAGTTTTGATTGATCGTTGCTCTGCAGAGCATGGCTTGCAATATGTGAATTTAACTTGGGAAGAAGGGATAGCACGCTATTTTAAAAAGAAAGGTTTATTTTCGAGTTCTGTGCCTACCTTACAGCAATTCGGATATCCCACTAGTTACTTAAGCTCTGATGTCCAACAAGAGCTGATAGGAGTGAGTTATCAAAATGGGGACGAAAATTCTGGGAATGCCTTGGCGAGCTCTCAGTCTCAACCGTCAGCGAATTTTTTACAATATGAAGATAATAATACCGTCCAAAGGTTAGTATTTGGAGAAAATGATTCGACATTTCAAAATAATGACGATCAAATAGGCTCATTGGCAGATTTTCTTAAAAGAGATGTTAAAATAGCAACGTATTCGATTTATGAAAATACAAATTTTGCACAAATTTTGTATCCTTGGGAGGAATATATTAAAGTGCCTATTATACAAGAAAAGATCCATGGCTTTAGTAAGATGCGTGGGAAGCTTAAACTAACTGTCATTTTGAATGCAAGTCCATTTAGATATGGTAGCTTAGCATTGTGTTATAAACCTTTAGTATATGCCCCTATAGAAAGTAACGATTCACCATATCAGACATCTGGCGGAGTGAGCATTAATTTACCTGGCGACGAAACCCGAGATTATTCCGGTGGTCGCATTAATCCGGCTTTGTATGCTGCGCATCAAGCTTTGGGTGAAATAGATGCAGTAAGAAGTCAATTATTACAGCGACCACATGTAATGTTATATCCTCAATTTAACACTAAAGGAGAAATGACGTTGCCATTTGTGCACTATAAGGATTATATTGAGTTAGCAAGACCATACTCAAGCGCTACTCCGAATGAAACCAATTTTCGTTTGCGTGAGATGGGCAAACTAGATATTTTTACTCCTACTCTTTTACGAACATCTAGTGAGGCAAGCGTTATTCCAATGACTGTTGATATATATGCACATATGGAGGACGCAGAATTATGTGGAACTAGTATGCAATATCAAGCTGACGAATATGATAGTGACAAACCAATAAGCAGTTCTGCTGCTATTATGTCGAATGCTGCAGCCTCTATGTCTAGTATACCTGTAATAGGCCCTTATGCTATGGCTACATCTTTCTTTTTAGGAGTTTTAGGTTCTGTCGCCAGTTGGTTCGGATGGACTAATACAATAAATGTGGGTAAAATAGAACCAGTTAAAGTATGTAAAGCGATAAGATGGGCTGACACTGAAGCTCACGTTCCAATCCCCAAATTAGCCTTAGATCCTAAAAATGAGTTGTCAGTTGACAATTCCATTGTTGGATATGATAGGAAAGATGATTTAATCATAAGTGAATTGGTTAAGAAACCTTTTTATTTAGGTTCAACAGATTGGAATGCTACTGATGCGCCAAACCAATTACTTTTTAGTACTGGAGTGAATCCAGCATTATTTCATATAAATGATTATGATGTATTAACAGGAGATCGCGCCGCGCTATTAGCTGGTGTTGTTAATCCTATGGTTTATACTCCATCTCCAGCAGCCTGGATTGCTAATGCTTTTAGTCAGTGGCGAGGTACTATGGTTATAAATGTTAAGATTATGGCTTCAAAATTTCATAGAGGGAGATTGCGTCTTACATATGATCCCATGGGTACTTCCACTAATTTCGAGGAAGGGCGCTTAGTCACTAAAATTATTGATATTCAACAGGAAAATGATTTTATATTTGAGGTGCCGTTTCAGTCAGTTTATCCCACATGTCACACCATTCATCCATCTGGCCCACCTGAAGATTTGAGTGTTGATGGTGTAACAAAGATATTTGAATTTAGGGGTACCGCTGTAGCTCCACTTAATCAAAGAGACAAATTTAATGGTCATGTTCGGCTATCAGTTTTGAACCGTTTAAGTGGTCCCATGGATGCTGGGGTAGATGTCATGGTTTTTATTAGCTGGAAGGATATGTTCTTTTTTGAGCCGCGGAATATTTTTAATAGTAATAAAGGTCTTACAGTGGCAAATCCTACCTTTCCTTTTTCCATGAGCTATCTTGAACCCATTACAGTTGCTTACCAATCGGGTGAAGATGAACTACAAGGCACTATTTCAACTGTTGAGGTTACCGATAAATTTTGGAATAAGATGCCATTAGTGGTCAATGGTGAAACGTGTCTTAGTTTACGACAACTTCTTCATCGTTGGAATTTTCATTCTATACTTGTTAGGAAGAGTTCGTATGTTGCGAATGATATCTTTACCCGTGTAGAACTGTACATGAAAAGATTTCCAAGTTTCTTCGGGCGTACCGACAATAGTATCAGTAAAGTGTCTACTACACCCTCTATTCCATACCAGTTTGGTGGACAAACAGCTCTTAATTATTTCACTCCAGCTTTTACAATGTATCGTGGGGGTTTAATGTATCGCGTTCAGGTGGATATGCATGGGCTTTCTTCCTCACAAGATATGTACTCTGCAGGTGATAAGCATTATGATGTAACAATTAATCGATATTCAGGCAATGTGTATTTCCCAGAATTCATAGCTGCTGAAGCAACAAATAATGATTCAGTTAATGTTCTTGCCAATAAAGCAAACGTGGTAACAGGTATGAGTACTGCTGGTATGGAGACATCACTATCTGACGAGCAGCTATGTGAAGCAGTTATACCGGATTATTTCACCCTTAGGGGCCATTCGGCTAATCCGAACGTTTTGGATGCTAAGTTTCCACCATCTCTCTCACCTAATCGAGAAAGTGAGAATGGTATGATTATTCGGTACAATCAACCTCATGGTGCTCCAACTTCAACCGTTAACACTTTTGATATGGTCAAATTGTATACCTGCGGAGCCGCGGATTTCAATCTTATTGGTTTCGTGAATGTACCTTCGTTATATGTTCATGGAGGCATAGTGACTGTCATCTGAATAATATCATTTAAGGTTATGTGGCAACCTTAAAGCCACACTAGTAATAGTGTGACTTTTGAAAGTCCCACAGTTTTCTTTCCCG